CTGGAGACTCTTCTGACCAGCAAAACGGTTGGGTACTTACTACTGAAACAAATAACACATTGTATTTCTATGGGTCAGACAATGGTGGATGGGATGTAGTTTTAGGAGGAGCACACACTCCAACAGCCAATTCGTGGCATCACATTGCTGTTACTAGAAGCGGAACTACGTTCAGGTTGTTTGTAAACGGGGCGCAAGTAAACACGACGACAAGCTCCGCCAACATCACCCTCCCCACTAGCCGAGAGTTCCGTCTAGGTAGCTATAGATACATCCCTGGTAATCCCCAGTCGTTTAACGGATTTATTCAAGATTTTAGGATGTACATTGGCGCAGCTAAATACACCACCAACTTCACCCCTCCAACCGCTATGTTTACAGGGAGCACCTAAATAAATGACAGCAATTGATTTTCCTAACAGCCCGACTACTGGGGACGTATTTAACGCCAGTGGTAAATCGTGGACTTACAATGGCTCAGTATGGGCGCTAAATCCTAGAACAGCTTCTAAGACTGCTTATGACATTGCTGTTGATAATGGCTTTGTAGGAACTGAGGCAGAGTGGTTGACCTCTCTAGAAGGAGCCCCTTACGGTAACATTGACGGGGGCAAAGCCAACACAAACTTTGGCGGAACTATTACCGTCGTTCAAGGCGGAAACGCAGGGAGCTTCTAATGGCAGTACAAATACAGCTTAGAAATGACACAGCATCTAACTGGACTTCGGCTAATCCTACCCTTGCAGCTGGTGAGCTAGGCGTTGAGACTGACACTGATAAGTTTAAGATTGGTGATGGCACTACTGCCTGGACTTCACTTGGATACGGCGGTATTCAGGGGGAGTCCGCTTATGAGGTTGCGGTAAACAACGGTTTTGTAGGAAATGAAGCGGCTTGGCTATCTTCTCTAGAAGGTGCCGACGGAGCAGACGGAGCTGATGGTGCCGATGGTGGCTTTGACTCAACACAAACCCTTGAATCTGTAGGTTCTAGCCGTGCATTGACCTCTGCAGACGTTGGAAAACTTATTACTAACTCGGGCGCAATCACAATTACCGTAGAAGGCTTGTCTGTAGGACAGCAAGTAGACTTTTTGCAGCTGAATAGTTCGCAAATTACCTTTGTAGCTGGCTCTGGTGTGACCCTTTACAGCAAAGAAAACAAGCTAAAAACAAACGCTCAATACTCACCTGCATCAATCAAGTGCATTGCTACTAACACTTACGTGCTTGTTGGCGACCTAGGAGCATAACCGTGGCATGGCCGATGGGGTTAATGGGAGCCTCTGTAATCTCACTCATCCCTAACTATGTGGTTAGGTTTGTTAATAGCCGTGCCAACGGCGGGCTTGGTGGAGCATACGTAGACTCTTCTGGAAACTCATACGTCACAGTCTCCAATAGCAATGGTGGTAGCGATGGCGGTCAAATTATTCAAAAAGTTGCCCCTAATAACTCTGTTCTTTGGAGCTACACCTACCCTAACGCTTACGGTGGAGAAGTAGGTTTGCACGCAGACTCTTCTGGAAATATCTACACGGGTGGTTTCCATGGATATTCCCCTGGAGATTACTATCTACTTGTAATCAAGTACTCTCCAGACGGCACTAGGCAGTGGCAGCGAATCTTTGGAGGAAGTGTTACTTACCCAGACTGGACGGACACTAACGCTACAGGACACACATCTATGTCTGGAGGTGCCTTCACTGGCGGCAGGTTTGTACTTCTAGACTCCAGCGGTAACACGGTCTTCACTAGAAGCGGTAACCTCGGCGGAGAAAGCGGTGAAGGTGGCTACATTGCTGGTATTGGGCCTAACCGAGTTTTCTTTGGACATAGGAAACGATTTAATGTTTTTAACCTAAGCGGAACATTCCAATTTGGCAAAGCAATTGGCACTAACGTTCCAAGAGGAACATTCGATAGCAGCAATAATCTTTATCTGTGGCATTGCACGCAGGGCAACAACGTTATGTACGTTACCAAGTTTGACTCCTCAGGCACTCAGTTATGGGACCGTCAAATCACAGCTTCTTCTGGTGTTATCTGGAATAGCAGTCACGGTGTGTGCGATTCTAGCGGTAATCTTTATTTCCCAATTGGTTGGGAGCAGACTTCAGGAACCAACACTACTCAAAAGATGGCTTTTGTATCGTTTGACCCTAATGGAAACCTTAGGTATCAAAGAGCAGTTGACGTAAATGGGGCTAGGGATGGAGCAAATCAGCTAAACATCAACACAGCAACAGGGATTGGAACTATTGCTGGATACATGAACGGTAATAACTCTGGTGGATTTGCTACTTTTGACTTGCTCACAGGGAGCCCTGTTCCAAAAACTGCAGTTGCAGGCGGAGTAACTGTAAGCTTTTACAATCCAAGCTTTAGCATTACGACACCCTCAACCTTGTCGTACTCTACTGTCGGTGACATCGGTGGTAGCACATCTGTCTCTACTCCAGACCGAGGTTCTTCTGGAGGAAACTCTCAATACACTATCTCTAGAGGAACCTTCGCTTAATTAAGGAAAAGCAATGATGTACATTGACCCTGAGGGCAACTTCCCTCGTTATTACGGAGACATTATGTCTCAGCATCCAGAGTGGCAGTTAGGCGATTCCCTGCCAGCAGGATGGCAATTGGTAGCTGATGCTCCTTCTCCTGAGTATGCGGAAGACGAAACCTTTGAAGATGGAGAGCCTGCCGTAGTTGATGGGGTTCTTACCAGAACCTTTATTGTCAGAAAACTAACTGAGGAAGAGCTGTCACTTCGACAGGCCCCTTTAACTGCACGAGCAAAACTTGTGGCTTTGGGGTTTTCAGAAGCTGAGATTTCCGCAATTGCTAGAGGCACAGTCTAACTACAGTAGCCCTGCCTAAATCAAATAAATAGGGCAAACTATTACTAAGACTTTATCGGAGGTATCATGCCTGCAAAAACAGTTATCCAACATCGTAGGGATACTGGCGCAAACTGGACTGCAACTAACCCAGTATTGGCTATTGGCGAATTTGGTGTAGAAACAGACGCTTCTGGCGGACCTAAATACAAGCTTGGCGACGGCTCTACTGCCTGGACTTCTTTACCTTACCAGAGCGGTGCTCCTGGAGCAGATGCTCCTACCATCACCTCTTTTAACAACCAAACGGGTACTACCTACACCCTAGTTTTGGCTGACAAAAACAAGATGGTTACTCTCACAAACTCTTCTGCGATTACCGTGTCTGTGCCCACTAACGCTTCTGTGGCGTTTGAAATCGGCACCACTATCAACTTTGTACAGGCAGGAACTGGTCAGGTAACTTTTGCAGCCGCAACACCAGCTACCACCTCGCTTCGTTCCACTCCTGGATTTAAGCTTCGTGGACAATGGTCAACTGCCACTCTAATTAAGTGGAAGACCGATGAGTGGATTCTATCGGGAGATACTACTGTCTAATGCGCTTCTTTCTTGGGTCCATATTTACTACGGTTCGTGAAAGGTTCTACGACAGCTTCGTAAGAAACGACCGTGGTGATTTGGGCACGGCCTCAGACGGCTCTCTGTGGAGCAGCGTTCGCTCTGGTATCGGAGTCTTGACAAATAAGGCTCACGCTACAAACCCTTCTGACTTTCCAATTTCAGTACAAGATATGCCGTCTACCGACGCTACGGTTACTCTTAAAAACGTAGGGCCTGGCTCAGGTGCTGCTCTTTGGGTACAAAGCTCAGACGACTGGGTTACCGTAAGCGTAGAACGAGAAGACCGCTTTGTTCCTTCTGAGCCGTACACCGCAAACGCCCAGTACAACTACACCCAAGTAGTCAGTGGTTACACGACCAGTGATAATGCTGCGGGGTATAACTACTACTCAATACCAGGAAACAGTTTTTCTGTAGATGTTTTAGCGGGGTACAACACAGAGCAGAATGCTGGGACTGTTACTCCGTACACTAACTATGGCCCTTCTTACGGAACTAACGCCGCCACCTATGGGTACAACAGCTATAACTACCAGTACACAACCACAGAGTATAACACCGCTCTAAAGTTCTCTACTTACTATGCCTATAACACTGCCTACGGGTTCTATTTAGCGAGCGCCGCTAACTACGGAAACATCAGGGCTTATGGAAACTTCTACTACAAGGGAGTTACTGGTTACTATAACTTTACTCAGCTTTACAGCTATAACGTAAAGTATGGTGCTGGAGTTAACTACTACTACACGACTTACGCCTATACTGCAAACGCTACAGGAACTAATAATTCCCCGTACTACACCCCTGGAACTACGTACTTTGCTGGAAACGTAGCCACTGGTAGCGGAAATAACTACACCGCTGGTAGCTCGTACAACTCTCCTTACTACACTACTCAGCCTGGCACTAACGCCACTACTTTTGCTCCGTATGGCCCAAATTACTACTACCAGTATTTCACGTGGACTCCTGGGTTTACTCAAGTAGCAATTGGAAACTACCAGTACACCGCCTTTACAGCTGCGTACACAGCTAACGACCAGAAAGTCGTAGTTAGGCAGTCTGCCAGCGGTGTCGTCAACACTATTAGAACTTGGTTAGTTTCTTCTTCAGCAGTTATTAGGGCGCTTAAAGTCAAAGCTTTAGGTGGAGCAATTACCGTTCAAGCATTTTCTGACGCTAATTTAGTGTCGCAAATTGGAAATGATTTGGTGCACACCCCCACAGGAATCACCGTTGATACTAGATTTGGTATTACCCTAAGTCCAGCGACTAACGGCCAAGTAACCTCGATTGCATCAGAAGTGAGCATCGACACCGAATAACATAGGACTAACATGAAGTTCATACACTTCTTCTCTAAATCGGAATACGCAGGATTGGGAGAGCCGCAACCTGTTAAGAAGTTCATACCTGAATGGTATCGAAAGTCTGAGACTACGTTTAAGGACAAGACTACAGGCGAAGAGGTTGCAGGGCTTAAGCGCTGTGTGCCTTTTCTAGACGCCATGATGTCAGGATACGTGCTTACTCTTCCCATGGATTTGTTTGTGTCGGAGAACAAAGACGGCACTCTTAATTTGCGTTGGAACTCTGAGGACGCTTTTAAAGACTTCATTTCAGAACGCCCACATGAGTCTGGGTCATTAATGCCTCGCCCTGCTGGACACCATGATAACCACGTAGCTTGGAAGGGCGCTTGGGGCTTTAAGACTCCCAGAGGATGGAGCCTTCTAGTAGTGCACCCCTTAAACAGGTGGGATTTGCCGTTTACTACAACCTCTGGAATTATCGACTCTGATAAGTACTCCACCAGTGGAAACATCCCCTTCTTTGTTAAAAAAGGATTTGTAGGAATGATTCCCAAGGGAACTCCTATTGCTCAGTTAATCCCGATTAAACGAGCTAAGTGGACTAGCGTTATAAACAAAGCGTTTCTTTTTTTAGAAGACGTTCAAGGGTCGATTGTTAGAAGCCCAGGGCATAGCTACAAAAAAGACTTTTGGATTCGTAAGGACTACAAATAATGGATATGAAAACTTCTAAAAAAAAGTACACCATGCGCCGTATGCAAAACGAGCGCAAATCAATAGTTCAGATTCTGCAAGAGTGGCTAGTCATGAAACTGCTCACTCCTAAGGTAAGAAAGCACGCAGTTTATTCAGAGTTTGCGTTTAGAAAGCCCAAGCTACACACAGAGGTGGCTGAGCAAGAACTCCGCTACATTGCCTTGGTGTACGACACGGAAGTAGTTGAGATGATTAGAGTGGGTGACCTAACTGCCAAAATGATTCTTAGCAAGGATACAAATTTTATTTTATATGACCCAAAAATCACAGAGGTGAAAAGGGGCATGAAGTTTTTAGACGGAGAATTTAGAATGGAGCAGACTAGTGCTGAAGAAAACTCAACAGATTAAATTTATTTCTACCCACCCCTTACTAGACGTTCCAGCCCCTACTCCTGCGGTTAAAGCAGTCCCTGATTCTTATAGGAAAATGCCTAGCGTAATTGAAGGGGGTATGACCGTAAAAAAGTGTGTTCCTTTTCTTGACGCACTCACTTCTGGCTATACCTTCTATTCTTCTGCTGATGTAGATTACGAGTTTGGCAAAGGGTTTCAACAGTTTGCAGTTGTTCCTACCGTTTCTATGCACGGTAAGAAACAGCTAGAAGGCGTAGAGATAACCCCTGAGTTTGACACTCAGCCATATAAGTGGGAAAACCTTTTTGTAGCAAGAACTCCGAAAGGGTACAGCACAATGTTCGTGCACCCAATGAACAGGCTTGAATTGCCCTTCTTTACTCTCGGCGGAATTGTAGACACAGACCTGCATGATGTTCCAGTTAACTTTCCCTTCCTAATGAAGAAAGACTTTAAAGGCACCATCCCTGCGGGCACTCCCCTGATTCAAGCCATTCCTTTTAAAAGGGAAGATTGGAAGCACAGCGTGGACGCTACTCACGGCCACACTCCTTCCATGAATCTGTCCGAAATGCACAATCCTCCTTTTGGATTCTACAAAAAGCACTGGTGGGAAAGAAAGAGCTTCCGATAATGGAACGAGTTTTTGTCACGTTTCCTAGCCTAGATGACACTGAGCTAGTCCCTACGATTCTTGATGCCATGGCAAAAGCTAAGCACCCTGAAAGGGTGTTCATGGGAATAGCACTTGTGTATAGCCGACGTAGGCTGTTTAGGGAGTTTAAAGAGGCCATAAAGCCGTATAAAGATAGAGTTCGATTTAGCGCTGAAAAACTTACGTACAGAAACCTCATAGAAAACACTGGTGTTGGTCGAGGTAGAAAAAAAGCTGCAGACCTATACTCCGATGAAGAGTACGTTCTTCAGATTGATTCCCACACCCTTTTTGCTCAAGATTGGGATGAAAAGCTAATTGCTCTTCACAAGGATGCCTCTAACAAGCTGAACCACAATAAGGTTTTGCTTACTGGATACGCAGGACACTACCACTATGAGGCTGAAGGAAAGCGAGTTCCTGGTGAGCTTGAGGGCAGACTGAGGTATGCCTTCATGGTGTATCACCACCGTTTTTCAAACGCTATTCCTAACTGGACCGACTTCCCCCTGCCAGAAGACTACGACCGTGATTTTGTTCCTGCAATTAAGTTCAACGCTAACTTTGCTTTTGGAAACGCAGAGTTCGGAAAGTATTCAGGCGTGTTTGAGGACGCCGTGTTCTTTGAAGAAGAGTTGCTACAAACAATTAATCTGGTAGACAAAGGGTTTACCTTAGTGTTCCCGAACTACCCTGAAATGCTAATTTGTCATCTATACGGAGGACACACCAACGACTACGGTGGCTATAGGTCAGGAGTCTTAGATTATCTTCCAGGCTTTTTAAAAGACGCTACCAGCGCTGCTGTAAACATGAACTTCTACAGGTTCATAGTCGACCCTAAAAATCTAAAAGCCATTGAACTATGGCAAGACTACGCTAAATGCAGTCTTAGATTTGGTACTTATAAAGAGTACCTAATACCTGAATGGTTTATAAACGTCCCAAACTCTAGCCTGAAATCTTAGCGATTTTACGAGAAACTAGAGGTTGACGAAAGAGGTCCCATGCGAGGCATAAAACTTCAAGGCCGATTTGATGTAAACCATGAAATCGAGGCCATGTATGAAGGCATGTCCGAGGAGATTACCGAAAAGGTCGGCATTACCGTGGACTGGTTTCGTTGGCAAGACTGGTACCTAGAAGACCCTACTAATAATGTCGTAGACGACATTTACGATGTGTCTAGTTCAGCCGCTGATGGTGGTCGCCGTTGGATGGCTCCATTCAAGATGCCTGTTCTTATGGCCCGTGTAGACCGTGGTGGCAGCGCTCTAAATGAGCGTGGTTTTTATACCACTGATACTCTTAGACTGGTCATAAACTCTGGAGAAGTGCGTAATCGCATTCCTGAGATTCTAAGAAACGAGCCTAACCAGTACATCAAAGACAGAATTTTGTACAGAGGTCAGGTATTCACCCCGACCAGAATTAACCCTAGAGGTGAAGTGAACTTTAGGTGGGCTGTAGTTGAGGTTGACTGCAACGAAGTAAACGCAGAAGAACTAGTAAATGACCCACAGTTTTTAAAGTACGCTTCCCCCATCAAAACTGACCTTAGGGACTTGTAATGGCTGAAGAAAAGAAAAAGATTAAAAAAACCCGTATTGCAGCAAGAGCGGGTAAAAATCCAAACGCTTCTGTAGAGACATCTATCGATAGCAGCAAGTACCGTGCTGGTGGAGCTAAGTCAAAAGCTAAAAAGGGCGGAGTTATTCGCAAACCAACCGCAAAGATTCGATACAGGAAGACTCATGGCGACAAAAAAGACTAGCAGTAAGTCAAAGTCCAGGGTAAACGAGGCTGGCAACTACACCAAGCCTGAGATGCGCAAAGCTTTGTTCAAGAAGATTAAAGCGGGCACCAAGGGCGGTGACCCAGGAGAGTGGTCTGCTCGTAAGGCTCAGCTTCTAGCTTCTGAGTACAAGAAGAAGGGCGGAGGCTACAAGTAATGGCCCTCGCTAAGTCCCAGAAGTCCTTAAAGGACTGGACGGACCAGAAGTGGAGAACCTCAGACGGCAAACCGTCTAAGGGCAAAAAGCGTTACCTGCCAGACAAAGCTTGGGATGAGCTTACTCCAGCAGAAAAAGCGGCTACAAATAAAGCAAAAGCTAAAGGCAACAAAAAAGGAAAGCAATTTGTAGCACAACCAAAGAAGATTGCTAAAAAAACAGCAAAGCACAGATAGAGAGGTTAGAAATGGCATACGGAAAGAAAATGGACTCTAAGGGTTCAAAGTCAATGTCTCCAAAAAACAAAGGACTTGCGGCTATGTCTGGTGACAAGAGCAAGATTACCCGTGGCGATGTTATTAAAGCTGCTCAAATGAAAAAGGACACTAACAAGAAAGCGAAGAAGAAGTAAATGGCAACTTGTAAGTGCGGTTCTTGCGCCTCATGCAAGAAGAAGGCAAAGTCAACTAAGAAAGCAGCAAAGTATGGCCGAAAGTAAGAAGCACCACGGTAAGAAGAAGGACCCACGTCTAGAGCGTGCAGGTGTATCTGGCTACAACAAGCCTAAGGCTACCCCAGGAGCTAAGAAGTCTCACATTGTCGTTGCTAAAGAAGGCGACAAGATTAAGACTATCCGCTTCGGTGAGCAGGGCGCTGAGACCGCTGGTAAGCCAAAGCCTGGAGAGTCTGAGCGTATGAAGGCTAAGCGTAAGAGTTTTAAGGCTCGTCACGCTAAAAACATTGCTAAGGGCAAGATGTCTGCAGCATACTGGGCCGACAAGGTTAAGTGGTAGTAGTGGCTGAAAAGAAGAAGTTTGGACCATACAAAGGCTCTAAAGCCAATGGTGGTCGACCTATTTACGTCTACAAAGAAAAAGTAAACGGTAAGTGGGTCACAACTTCTAAGAACAAGGCCCGTGCAGACTACGAAGAGAAGTCTGGGCGCAAGCTTTCTAAAGACACTGATGTAGACCACAAGAACAACAATCACTCAGATGACCGCAAGTCAAACCTGCGGCCTCTGAAGCACGGTAAAAACACCGCTAAAGAGAATAAGCGGAGAGCAGGAAAGAAGTAATGGCTAGACCTAAGAAAAAGGTTGAGGGTCTTGACCCTAAGAAGCCCTCTTATGAGAAAAACCCCATGATGAAGCGTAACCAGAACTTGTCTGACAGAATGAAGAATTCTAGAGGCAAAGTAAAGGGCAAGAAGTAAATGTGTGGTTGCAAAAACTGCGGTTGCGGTAAAAAAGATGATAGGCTACCTAACTAGAACCCTGACAAGGAGCTAGTGTGGCTGAACAGCATTCCCTCACCAACGTCAATGAAGACACTTTGGTGGGGGATTGTTCTGTTTGCGGCACTTCTGTGCGAGTCCGTAAGAGCTACGCAAAGAAGCCCAATCAAAAGCAGTACTACCGCTGCTATCACAAATACCTAGTGACTAAAACCCACATTGAAACCCCTTGGAAGTTCCATAAAAAGGAATACTGTGAGACCTGTGGATTTCAAGCGGTACATGAGTGCCAACTGACTGTAGACCACATTGACGGTAATCGCTACAACAATGAAATCTCTAACTGGCAGACTCTCTGCCATAACTGCCACGCCTTAAAGACATTAACACACAAAGACCACTTTACTCGCTATAGTTCACCCCTCCAAGAAGACGAAAGTTCCCTATCCTAGATACCGTAGACGTCCGTGCGGACCCTGCCTAGCCTAGCTAGAACCTGCGCCTTTTTAAGGAAACTGCTATGTCATCATCGGGTTGGAACCCTTGGTGGATGAAAATCTCCGAAGTAGACTCTGTTCAAGAACGAGAAGAGTTTATGAAGGGAGTCGTCCCTGGGTTTAACAAGAGACCTCAGTCTCGTCAGTCTCAGCTTGTTCTGGGTCTGGTTGCAGGATACTTGCTTGGAAAGGCATCCTCCCAGTCTTCAGACAAGAAGGGGAAATGAAGCAGTTCAGTAACGCAGCAACTAAGGCCTTAGACGCTCTTCCGCTATTTATGACCCAAGATTTGCGCAATAAAGCGCTTGAAAATGGGTGGTCTCCTGACGTAGCCAATAGCATCTCTGTAGTCAGAGAAGCAGGTGTGTTCTCTGTTAAAGTGGGTGCTGAGCACGCAGCTCAGGCATTTACTCACGAATACGGCAACGAGTCCATGCGTCCTACGGCCGTTATCCGCAGATTCGATAGTGACACTACGTCTGCAGAATCTTTCTTTTTAAAAGCCTTCGGAACTTTCCTAGGGGGTAAGAAATGACCTTTTTGCTTTCTGAAGACAAGGCTCTTAGGCAGTCTTTGCAGGGAATGACGGTTACTGACCAGAAGTCAAACTCTGAGAATGAAGAGCGTCCAGTAGGAGTGTGGTTTGGACAGCCAGACCAAGAGATTCGTTCACAAAGCTATCCTTACGTAACTATCGACATGGTAGACGTATTTAGAGACACTACTAGAGAGCACAGGGGTAAGGTCGCACCAAGTTACCTCGCTCCTACGGGATTAAGCGATGATGAGGACTGGGAAGTGGATTTCCCTATTCCAATGAACATTGACTATCAAATTACTACTTTTGCTCGTCACCCCAAACATGACCGAGAGATTATGGCGCAACTAATGTACCTAAAGTTGCCCGTTAGATTTGGTGTTTTAGAGGTAGAAGACGGAACTGTCCGTCGTCTAGACGTTCTAAACATCGCTAAGCGTGACGTTACTGAAGGCGCTAAGAGGCTCTTCATGAACGCCATAACTGTGAGAGTTTCAAGTGAGCTGTCGCAGGCACAAATTGCAACCTTGTATAAAGTCCGTGAAATTCAAATCGAAAATCCCGCTAATGTACGCAACGGTGGTCGTCCAGGCAACCCTTACTTCATTGGTGATTTTGAACAAACAATCGTTGAATAATTTGGAACCCACTGAATTACTAACTACTAGTTAAGGAGAAATCATGGCCTATGGTCGTCCAGGAGTCTACGTAACCGAGACTCTATTGCCTGCGCCTATTGCCGTTACTGGTACCGCAAACGCTGCTGGTGCTGTTATTGGTGAATTTGCTCAGGGCCCCGAGGATGTGACTCTTGTCACTTCTTGGTATGACTTCGTAAAGACTTACGGAGGATACAACGCTTCCTACCCAGCAACTTTTGGTGTAGGACTTTACTTCCAAAACGGTGGAAGTGAGCTATACGTCAAGCGTGTTCTACACTCAGACGCTGTAGCAGCATCCGCCACCATTGCTTCCAGCACCACTGGAAACCTCGGTACTGTAACTTCTAAGAACAAGGGTGTAGACGGTAACAACCTCCGTGTTAAGTTCACCCCTACTGGTAACGGAGCTTACTACGACATGGTAGTCACTAAGGAGACCGTATCTGGTACTTCTTCGGACATTAGCAATGACGTAACTCTAGAGCGCTTTACCAACCTTTTGTTCAACAACGCATTGTCTAGTGACTTTGGACCTACCGTTGTAAACCTAAGTTCAAAGTACGTTACTCTTTCTATTACTTCGGGTAACACTCTTGCTCCTACTGCTTCTGTTATCCCGCTTACCAGCGGAGACGATGGAGACCCTGCAGATGAGAACGACTACTCTTTGGCTCTAGACGACTTTACTGCTGTCGACCGCCCACTAGTAGTGTTCGCTCCTGAAGTTATCCAGAAGCTAACTGCTACCAACGCTGGGCCTGTTTTTGACGCCATGATTTCATGGGCTGAATCAAACAATGGGTTTGCAATTGTTGACACTGATGATGACTTGTCTGTATCTCAGGCAACTATTTTCGTAGGTGCTCGACAGAACTCAAGCTACGGAGCTGCTTACTACCCTAACTTCTACATCTCAGACCCTCTGGGAAGAAGCCCACAGTCACTACGCAAGGTGGGTCCAGCAGGCGCAATTGCTGGTATCTACATTGCTACTGACAAGCAGGTAGGCCCATTCAAGGCACCAGCTGGTGTTACTGCCACTATTCGTGGAGCTGTCGCTCTAGAAAAGGCATTCACCTCTGCAGAGCTTGACTCCCTGAACACTGCCACTACCCCAGTAAACGCAATCCGCAACCTTCCTGGAGCAGGTGTAGTCGTAATGGGTGCTCGCACTCTGAAGAATGACGGAACCGCTAACAAGTACGTCAACATGAGACGTTCGTTGATTTACATCAACAAGCGACTCAAGGACCTGACCCAGTTCGCACTGTTTGAGAACAACAGCGAAGTTCTTTGGGGCCGTATCCGCACCGTTCTGAACGTATTCCTAAACGAATACCGTAACCAGGGTGGTCTGCGAGGAGCTACCCCAGCCGACTCGTTCTTCGTAAAGTGTGACGCTGAAAACAACCCAGCTGAGAGCATTGCTCTTGGAGAGGTTCACATCGAGGTTGGAGTTGCTCTTGAGTACCCAGCTGAGTTCGTGGTCATCAACCTAAGCCAAAAGACTGCTAACTAAAGAAGGAGAAGTACATAATGGCTATCATCAACAACAGGTCTAAGTTGGAGACGGACCCGCTAAGAAACTTTAGGTTCTTGGTGACTTTCTCCCCACTAGACAGCGGTGACTTCACTAGCTCCGCAATGACTAACCTAACTAAGGCCACTATGGGATTCGTCTCTGTATCTGGTCTTTCCGTAACCACCGACAGCATTGCTTACCGTGAAGGTGGCTACAACACCACCGTTCACCAGATGCCTGGTCAGACTAGCTTCTCGCAGCTTACGCTACAGCGTGGCGTTATGCTGGGAAACCGTCAGGCATGGGACTGGATGAGGATGCTGTTTGCAACCGTTCAGGGTGGAGCTGATGTTAGCGCAACTGATAACTTCCGTTGCGAGATTGACATTCAGGTTCTATCTCACCCAGTTGCAAAGGCTGCAGCTTCCTCTGCAAACTCAACCAACACCGCAGATGAGCACACCGCTATGCGATTCAAGGTCTACAACGCTTGGATTACTTCCTTGGCGTACTCCGACCTAAACGCTGGTGACAATGCTATCTTCGTAGAGCAGATGACGCTAGTACACGAGGGATTCGACACCTCTTGGGCTACTAACCTAACTACCAACGCACCAGCTCTAAACTAATTAGCTAATCACAGGAGAACAATATGACTACAAAAACAATAAGCGCAGAACAAAACCCAGCACTAGCTAACAAGCTTGCGGCTGAGGCACTGGCACCTGAAAAGGAAACCATTGCCCCAGCTGCAATCAGCACTCCTTCTTTCAACAACCTAGTGACCCTCCCTGGTGGTTATTTGACAATGACTGGGGAGGTCATTAGGGAAGTTGAGGTTAAGGAGCTTACTGGAAAAGACGAAGAAGCAATTGCCAGAACTAATGACGCTTCTAAGCTTTTCAATACGATTATTAACCGAGGCACGGTTCGAGTAGGTAAAGAAGACGCTGATGAGTCGATTCTTGACCGCCTCTTGGCTGGTGACCGAGATGAGATTGTTATTGGAATCTTTAGAGCTACTTTTGGTAACGAAGTTGACGTCAATGCTTACTGCTCAGGATGTAACGAGAGCAAGGTCGCAACAGTAGACGTGTCCAAGGACATTAAGTCTAGGGTTCTGCTTGACCCAGTTGAAGACCGAGTGTTCGTAGTAAAGTCCCGTGGGAATGAGTTCAAGGTGACTCTACCTACAGGAGCAGTCCAGAAAGAACTTCTGAGTTCTTCTGGCAAGAGCATTCCAGAACTAACGACCATGCTTCTAGAGCAAACTGTTCTAGAAATTAATGGGCAACCTGTATTCCACGCCCAGCAAGTACGTGACCTAGGACTAGTTGACCGAAGGGCCATCAGCAACGCAATTGCTGAAAGAAACCCTGGACCACAGCTTGAAGATGTAATTACGGAATGCCCTGACTGCGGCGGAAAGGTTGTAGTTCCGATTAACCTCGGGACCTTGTTTCGCTTCTAGTTTTATCAGCTACGAAGTGTTACTAAGGGAATGGCTACTAATTTCTACTGCATTTCCTGGATGGACACTTAGTGATATCCAAGGATTAAGTCGAAGAGACCGTTTGAACTGGATTGAACTAGCCAGGGAGTACGGTAAGCTAAGGAAGAAAGATGGATGAACTTAACCAGAGTTTAGACCAAGCTACGTCTAAATTCAGCAAGCTAGATAACTTGCTGAAGAGCATGGTTCGTAGCATGAACTCGCTCTCTGCTGGGATGTCAAAGGCCAGCAATAGTTTGTCATCTGTCGGATTTGGTGGGCAAACAGGTTTAGGTGGAGCGCAAAACCAAGGCGTCATGCAAGGCTCCATGGGAATGTTCTCCACTCCTCAAGCAGTGGCAGGAATTACTGCTGCCCGAGTAGGGCTTTCCGCAGTTGGAACCGCAGCCAACATGATGCCAGACGTTCAAGCAACGGTTGGAAGGGCATCCGCTTTCTATGTTGCGGGTCGAATGAGCGGCCAGAATTACCAACAGCTAGGTCTTGCTACCTCCCAAGCAATGCAGGGCGGTATTAGCCAACGAGGGATTACTGGAGTTGTTGGAGCTCAGTTTGCTACTGCGGGTATCATGGGTGGCTCTCAGCTTTATAACCAAGGACTTGCGTTTACTGCAGGTCAGTTTGGCTCTTTGGGAGTGGACAACCTAACTGCAGCCAAGTCTTTTATGAATACTTACTCAGGCTCTGGAGCGTCTGCTCTCATGAGGGGCTCGGGTATCATGCTTACCGACCCAATGACTGGAAAGCAGCTTGGCACTAGACAACTTTTCCAGCAATTGGAAAGCAGAGTAGTAAATAACCCTAACCTAACCGTTGAGGGGATTAACAGTGCTGTTCGAAGTGGGTACTTGACTAGCTCTTTGTCTGGGGCAGGTTTGCAAGACGAAGGAATGCAACAAGCGTTTATTCAGTATCTAAGGGATAAAGCACAAGGAAAGTCCACGGCTTACCTAGAGGGTGACACAAGCGCCATGGGGGATAACCCACTGTCTGCTATTTCTAAAGTAGAAGGCGCTGCTGACCTAGCAATGGATAAGGCAACTCCTGCGTACCTTAGTGGAATTGAAACAGCTGCTGGAGCGCTGGTTACTCTAAATCAAGCAGCGGGAGATTTGGCCGCCCAGTTTGGTGCTCTTAAGTCCAGCATCTCTTACTTTACTGGAGACCCTACTGGTGGCGCACTTACAGGTGGGCTTGGCGCAGCTGGAGGAGCTGTTGCTCAGGGCGCTATGGCGTATGGTGCAGCAAAGGCCTTTGGAGCGGGAAGAAACCCTGCAAGCAACACTAGGTCAGGACCAGCTGCTAGAGGACCAGGTAAGGTGACTCGGGCTGCTGGTGGTCGTGGTGGTGGTCTTATTGGTTCTGTTTTAGCGGTGCCAGACCTAATTAACGGAATTAGCACTGGGAACTCTACGGCAATTGGAGGCAGCATTGGCTCAATTGCAGGAGGTATTCTTGGCGGTGTTGTAGGAAGTGCCTTTGGTCCTGCTGGAACCATTGTCGGTGGTATGTTAGGTTCAATGGCGGGTGACTTTATTGGCTCTGCTATTGGAGGGGCTATTGGTGGTGACAGCGGTGCCACTACGACTAGCTCCAACACAAACCAACCAACGGGAAAGTGGCTATCTCACCCCGTTGACCGACCAAACATAACCGCATACTTTGGACAGAAGTACAGCTCATTTGACCCTTCTAGGCTTGTTTGGCCTGACGGTCACCGAGGCATAGACTATGAGGCTACTGAAAGCACCACGGTTAAGGCCGCTGCTGACGGTCTTGCTTACTCAAAGAGCAGTGGGGCGCTAGGAAACTACGTGTTGATTGACCACCAAAATGGTTACTACACTTTCTACTGCCACCTAAGCAGCGTAAACGTAAGTGGACACGTAAAGCGGGGACAGTCCATAGGTAAAGCGGGTAACACAGGCAGTTCGAGTGGCGGCGTACACCTGCACTTTGCGTTGAGCACATCAGACAGTACTGCTAACGTAATTGACCCAGTTCCTTACCTAGGAGGTGCTCCGTCCTCTACTGGCATGACTACTGGTACTAGTGAGGGGGTAGACTCTACTACTGGAGTAGCTACTACGGCCGCTAGTGCTGCTGGAGAAACTTACTGGAGCAACCCTTCAACCCAGGTAAACATTCAGGGTCTTGCAGGAGCAATGTCTTCTTCTGCTTCTAGCAACGGTGTCGGTGCAACAGGGGTCAACTCAACCTCTTCTTCTGGTTCTCCTGCCGCTTGGTATGGCCCAAATTCACGAGGGGCTGGAGCTACTGCTGCCCCTGGAGCTGCTACTGGTGTTGACTACGTTCCTCAAGATGGAATTTACCGCCTGCACCAAGGTGAATCAGTTTTGACTGCTCAAGAAACCGCTGCTCGTCGAGATGGCATGCGTGGCGGAGGAAAAGCGGGAAACAACATCACCATTAACGTAAACGTAAGCGATTTGTCCGAAGAAGAAGCCGTGAGATTTAGCAGAAGAGTAAAAGACATTCTTGAAAAAGAAACCATTTCTAACGCTGTAGGAAGGAAGTAGTAAATGGATGCATCCGACCTAAGAGGGCGTACCGCTACTTCTACAGAGGTATACGACAAGTGGTACAAGGGCTACATCAAAGATTTAAACGCAGGAAAGTTTAATGTAAATAAAGAAGCAAAGAACACTGCTCTTGAACAGGGCTGGACAGCTGCGCAACAAGATGTAGACATTTGGTACGCAAGACTACAGGCAATCATTAAGACGGGCGCTACTGGGTGGCCTACGAAGTACTTTAATCCAACCCAAGCACCACCTGCTCCTACTCCACCTTTTGGAACAAAGCTGTTTACAAAGGCCGAAGTAGAGTTCAATTTAAACGTGGCTAAAAAGGTCAGAGATAAAGCATGGGATGCGCTAGAAAAGTCTCCAGAAACCTTTGACCGACAAGACCAAAGGCTACAAAACGTTGCTGCCACAAAAGTTGTAACCACGTCTCCAAGAACCCCTACGAAATACAACGTTCCCTCTGTCAGAGAGGCGTACCACGCTTCAAGCGCTGCTTTCTTAGAGTCTTACGAGGACGATGGCATCAATGCTCCTGCTCAAGTAAAGCAGGCAATTGACTTGTGGACAACTTATGCTAAAAACGGTAACAGCAAGGGAATGATTCAATCTTTAAACTGGCTACCTTCGACTGTGGCTGAGCAGGTTGTCCCTAAAGAACTCTTTGGAGGAAGACCCCTGTATGGAATCCAAGGGTTCCAGTTTCTCTACAACCCTAACCGAATTGACATGAGCTTTAATGGGGTCCAGGGTATTGACGTTGCTGCGGCAATTCAAGACTCACAAAACTTCAACCTTCTTGGAACTAGCGATGCTCCAAGCACTGTTAGTTTTTCAATTCTCATTAACCGAATGCTGGACATGAAGTACCTAAGCACTCAGGGAATGAGAGACAAGTTTAAAATCGAAAACGTTTATGGAAACAACTTCAAAGTAAATAACGTTGATTTAACGCAAATTTATCAGAAGGGAACAATGTATGACGTTGAGTTTTTGCTTGGCACTCTAACTGGGTTCCAAATGCCAAATCCAATTACTGGAAGGTACAGCACTGACGTAGGGTTCATCGGAGCTCGCCCTGTGGAGTTGCACTTAGGACCTAATCTTAGATACATAGTACGAATTGACAGCTTTAGCCTTTCTCACAAGGCGTTTAACCGAAGAATGGTGCCAATCTACACTGAACTGGAACTCACCTGTGGTCGACTACCTTGGGGATATAACAAGTCAACTACGACTCTACCTGGCAGTGTTTCTTAAAGACTGGAGAAGCAAATGATTTATGCAGATAGTAGATACGCCTCTGGCAACGTATACAGAGCGCAAAACCCTAAGACTGGGCAGTTTGTCATCTCAGTTGACCGAGTGTTTGAAGAATCTTCCGTGGAGTTCTTTACTTACGTCTGGGTAGAACGAGACCGTCCAGATTTGATTGCTTCCAAGTTTTTAAACGACCCAAACAAGTGGTGGTTAATTATGGACTATAACCCAGAAGTTATCGACGGTATGTCAATTCCTGTAGGAACGTCTATAAGGATACCGAATGTCAGATAACAACGGCCAGTATCGGTATGGGACTAAGTATTCAGTAGAGTTCCCTTTACTGCCTTCTCTAACTCACCCTGCTCGTAAGGCATACTTACAGCAAACCCAGGGCCAGCACGACATTTTGACGTTAGAGTTCTCTGTTACCAGCTCTCTTTGGGCCAAGCTACTCGCTACTGGAGTACCCGTCAGGTTTAAGTGGGAAACGGGAAAATACAAAGGAGAGTGGCTGGGTTATGTCCATTCAGTAAAACAGAACTGGGCCAAGGCAACTCAAAATGTTATGGAAGTAGTTTGCCTAGGAAGCACTTTTCCATTAAAAAACAGTAACAGCGAAGTATTTAAAAACGTCAGTATTCCTCAGGCTGTAGAAAAAATTGCTAAAAAATTTGGCTACAAGTTTGTGACCAAATCTCACCCCCTTCGTTTTTCTACTCTAACTATGGTGGGAGACGTTTCTTACTGGGAATGGATTCAGCAACTAGCAGTGGCAATTGGGTACGGGGTAGTAGTAAACGGCACTGAACTTCAATTCTTACCGTTAGATGACTTGATTAATAGAGGTTCTTACAGTGCCCCTGTGCTAAGTGCCGAGTCAAAAATGCTACCGACAAATGTTGGATTTATTGACAAAAAACTAGACCACATAGAAATTGTCAGTGGCGATTACCTAGAGGGCGGGTTTGGGCAACCTCGTACTAACAAACTTATGGGTGGGGTAGACGCTCTTACTGGACGAGTGTTTTCTAAAAAGGGTGTTCCATCCGAAGTGGGGCGAAATGTACGTAACTCAGTTACAGACGTTATCTTTGATGAAGTAGTAGCGAGCGCTGTAGTGGATACCCCTAAAATGGCTACAGAGCTGTCTAAAGGAGCAGCGCAAGCAGCCCGACTTACTCTTCCAGCAAAAATTAGATGTCAGGGTGACCCAAGAATTAAACCTTTTTCTCCTATCTACATCGAAGGAAGCGGAGAAGAGACTGACGGGTTTTGGGTTGTAACTAAAGCTGTTCACATGTTTTCTTTAATTGGGGAATATCAAATGGAAGTGTCTGCTCTTACTGACGGAAAGGGTCCTAACAAGGAAGCCCCTTTTAGAAAAGCGACTGGGTCTGCGGTTGGAATGATAGACTTAGAAAGCGCTTTAAATAAGCAGAATGTGCAAAGTAACACTCTGTCTGGAAAAACAGTTCTTGATGTAAAAGTCCCAATTGTTAAGCAGACTGGACAGGGATTTAATAAGACTCCTGCTAGATGGAAGGCAACGTAATGCCACAGACATACAACTCTCCTAAAGAGGTCACTGTAGCCCTACCATTCAGCGTTGACTCTTACGGAAACATAGCCACTGCAAGCACTCCAGAGAAAATCTGGGCTGCCCGTGTCTACTCCACTCTTACGACTGCTTTGGGAGAAAGGGTGTTTCTTCCTAGCTTTGGAACTCGACTAGCAGAGTATGTCCTAGATACAACCTCGGTTGCTTCTGAAGGAATCTCTTCTGAAATTAGAAACGCCTTTAATTCTTTTCTTTCTGACTTGGAAATCTTGACTCTGGATTCCTACCTAAATGAGTCTGACAAGGTTTTTTACGTCGAACTAACTTACAAGCTACCTAATCAAAATGAGGCCAGTACCATTGTCGGAGTAACCACCCTGACAGCAAATGGCTTGGCTATTGAGGAACTACGATGACCGCTAATGTGAACCCTATTCCAGTTGCTATTGACTACACCAGTCGTGACTACTACTCACTGCGTGAGGACCTAATTGCCCGAGTCAAAGCACGTGTTCCAAACTGGACAGGAACAGACGAAGCTGACTTTGGCGTAGCTTTTGTTGAAGCCATGGCTTACATGGGCGACATTATGAGCTACTACATTGACAGGGTGGCTAACGAAGGGAACATCCTTACTGCAACTCAAAGGCAGTCCATACTTGAGCTTGCTGCTAGTTACGGGTACACTCCTTCTGGATTTGTTTCTGCTACATGTGACCTAACGTTTACCAACTCAAGCACGTCTCCCATAACTATCCCTGCAAACACTCAATTTTCTGTTGAGATACAGTACCGAGACATTGTTCAAGATATTGTTTTTGCTTTGAACTCTCAGACGGTAGTTCCTGCTAGTGGCTCGATTGTAGCAACTGCTAGGCATGCCGAGCTGGTTCATGCACGAAGTGAAAACGCAGCTGACGAGCTAGTGGTCAATGACATAGCAGGAGAACTTGTCGGAGTTTCGACTGGTCTACCTGGACAAGAGTTTGTTCTTTCTGAAAACCAAGTTGTAGATGGTTCTGTAAAGGTGTTCATTAGAAATGGCAACGAGTATGACCAGTGGGACCAAGTAATTCACCTAACTGACTTTGGTCCAACAGATTCAGTGTACAGTCTAAGATTTGACGCTAATAACTACGTCTATGTCATGTTTGGAGATGGAGTCTCTGGCTCTATCCCTGGCGCTGGTTCATACATAAAAGTTCAGTACGAAGCAGGTGGAGGAACTGCAGGAAACATTTCTGACAATTTCTTGTTTTATTTTTTCCAAGACGCCCCTGGTGTTACCAGCACAATTGACTGGACAGACCTGACTATTCAAAACGCAGTAGCTACTGGTGGAATTGACCCAGAAACTGATGAAAACATTCGGGCTTTAGCCCCACTAGCGCTTTCTGCTATGAATAGAGTGGTTACTCTAGAGGACTTTGAGAATTACGCACTGTCTCTTCCTCTAGTTGGAAAAGCGGACGCTACTGCGGCGTCTCGTTCGTCAGTAACGCTGTATGTAGCTCCGTACAGAGATGACAGGTCCACAGACCTGTACCCTGGATACAACACAACGAACACTGTTGTAGGACAGGAACTGCTAAACATCATAACTAGCGTTAAGGACAACTTGTCTGACAAGCTTCAAATCGGAACAAGCCTGACGGTATCTCCTCCAACGTATGTCCCTGTTTCTCTAGAGATTGGCTACATTAAACGGCCTCAGTTCACTCACGAGCAAGTGCTAGAAAAACTAAAGTTGTCACTTCTTTCAGTGTTTGGGTACAACTACATGACTTTTGGGGACACTTTACGTCCAGAAGAAGTGGAGTTTGAACTAAGAAAAGTTGATGGAGTGCTTTCTGTAAAGGTCATCTCTTTATACAGAAGCAGCTTAACTGCATCTCGTAACACTCTAATAGGTGCAAGTGGTGAAATCTTTGTATTCAATGAAGACGACTTGATTGTGCACCCTGACCCAGCTCTTTCAGCAATCACACTTCCTACTCCTTACGTTGTTTCGCCTGTATTTGAAAGCACCACTTTTGAGTACACAGTAGAAGCGGCTACAGGAAACCTTGATGTGACCTTAGGGCTGTTTGACTCTGCGTCTACAGTTACTGTAAATGGCACATCTCAGTCTGTAGTTAGCGGAGAGGTTGACTTTACCGCAACAGTGCCTGGTTCTTCGGAGATTGAAGTAACTAGCGCTGACGGTACCACATCTACTGTCTACACCATTACTTTTAGCGCTGAGTGATATGTCTGACGTATCTATTGCTCCTGGTGTCTACAGGGGGGTCGTTGCAGATAACAGGGACCCCCTAAATAAAAACAGACTAAAGCTAAAAGTCCCTCAATTGCTACAAAACCATGTAACAGACTGGGCATGGCCTATTGAGACGTTTACCATTTCAACAAGCTTGCCAAAGCCAGGGCAAATGGTTTGGGTCATGTTTGAGGGTGGTAACCCTATGTGGCCAGTGTGGGCGGGTACGTTTAGCCTTACAACGGGCAACACTGGTGACTACATGTTTAATGCTATTTCAAACATTGCCGCATTGAACACTTTGTCAGCCTACTTAAAAACCACCACAGCCCCAGACGGGGTCAGGAGCATTGACATGCTTGCCACTCTGACAGCTATGGCCACAGCCCTTAAAAACCACGAGCAACGAATTACCGCCGAAGAGAACAAGCCAGACTTGACGTAGTTCACTGGGTTTATTGCCTTAAGAACCGTCAAAATAGAACTAGATTTAGGAGACATATGCCAGCGTCATACCCCACTTCAGTTAAAACGTTTACTAATAGACAAGACCTAAGAGACCTCGTCGTAGCTGCTGACGTGAACATCATTTATGATGAAGTCACTGCAATTGAGACTGAGCTTGGAGTAAACCCAAGTGAAAGTGCGGGCTGGTCAGGCTCTTTTAGCAATACTCAAACTTCATGGTCGTCTGTTTCTGCTCGACTTCAGAACATTGAGTATGGTCTACAAAAGACTTTTACAGAGAGAGTGTCTACTCTAGGCGGCTCGATTGTTGTTCCTTCATCTTCTAGCGTGATTGGACTTAGAGTCAGAGCTGCTTCTGGACAGACTGCGAATTTAGTTGAGTTTAGAAACTCGTCGGATACTTTAGTGACGGCTATCACTGCGTCCGGAAACATCAGCATAATTGACGGTGGCACTGCCTAGAAATGCCTACTTATAGTTCATTTGCGTATAACGACGGTACTCTCTATGGAGAACCGTCGAGAATTGCGTTTTCTGCTGAACCAGTAGTTGCTACTCCGTTAGATTATGGCAAGGTGTCTATTAACTGGGCTCCTCCTACAGGAAACATTCAGTCTATGCGACTGGTGCGAAATCAAGACGGATTTCCTGAAACAGCAGAAGACGGAGTAATCCTTTTTGAGGCCCCTGGAGCTGAAGGAATCGCTGCTCCTTTTGTGGACGGAGAAGACACCCCCGAAGGAACTATTCCTTTGGTCGAAGGCAGATTTGCTTACTACAGAATCTGGCTGCTTAGAGTCGACCAGAACTGGTACCCTGCAGGTGACTCTGTTGCTTTGGTACCAAAAAATCACGCCATTAAGACCATAGATGGAACTGTCCTTCTTACTAGCCAGCAAAAATTTATGGACATTCTTCCTAGAGCGTTTTTCTCTCCGCAAAGAAACATCTTGGATGAGGCAGATGTAAACTCGACTCTTGGCAGATTTATTTCGGCTTTTTCATTCACTGTTGACGAGCTGTACACTTACGCAGAGACAAGCTTGCCAAATACTTCTGGAGTAACTTTAAATCCAAGAGGACTTCCTCTTCACCTTGTTAACTACGGACTGACAAGTGAGCCAAACATTGGAATTAAGGGCCAAAAAAGGCTCTTGAGAGAAGCCAACTACATCTACTCTAGAAAAGGCACTCTAAACGCTTTAGCTACTATGGTAGAAAGTTTTTCGGGATACTCTCCTACAATTTCCTTAAGCCCTAACTTAATGATGTCTATGGAAGACAGCACTTTTGTAGACGGTCTTGGCTTCTGGGAAACCAGTGGTTCTGCAGTAGTTCTCACTAGAGTTGATGACCAGTCAATTGCTTCAGAGCAGTTCGCCGTTGATGAAACTTGGGTAGGAAAAGTTCAAGCATCTGGGTCAGGGTCTATTAAAACGGGTGTGACGTCTCCAGTAACTAAAGGCATTCCAGTTGACCCAGGAACAGAGTACTCGTTCTCTGCGTATCTAAGACGAGAGTCTGCCACTAGTCAAAATGTCACTATGCGAATCCGTTGGTTTGACAAAGACGGTACTCTTCTTAGTACGTCTTCGTCTACTGCTACTGCTATGGCACAAACTTGGACTAAGTACTCAGTAACGGCTAGTGCTCCTGGTGAAAAAATCTATTTAGACACTGGAGAAATCACTGCGGGAGTAGCAACCATTACTACGCTTTCAGACCACGGCTTCTCGGTAGGAGATGACGTAAGGCTTTTCGATGCTCCTTCTGAGTACTCCTCTTTTTACGGAATTGTCACTATTACGGACGTGCCTTCTACAACTTCTTTTTCTTTTGAAACTACAACGACAGGTAGGGACGAAGAAGACATCTACGGAACTGCAGTCCTTCTCAGTGGAAATGAAAACGATGGATTCAAGATAGTAGAGGCCGTATACGCTGGTGTTGAAATCGAAGTAAATGGTGCCGCTACTTACTATGTAGACATGGCTCAGCTATCTGAGTCGTCTGTAACTGATTACTACGAACCTCGTGGGGTGGTAATCCATTTGGCTCCTAACAAGAAAAACTTAGTGGTAAACCCTTCGTTTAACCCACAGTCTTCTACTTCTGTTATGCCTTTGGGCTGGTCTCTTACTCCGCTGTCTCCCGTAGACGCTACTATTACTCACCTAGTTGAAGACGCTACGTTAGCTATTACTCGAAGCGGAAGTCACATGCTGGGTGTCAGTGGTACTAACGGCCAGTATGAACTCTCTACTACTGTCACGGGAATTGAGTCAGGTAATTTCTACACGTTCTCAATTTACATGGAGCACGAAGAAGATGACAAAGACGTGGAGCTTTCAATTACTGCTCACGATGCAGGAGACCCCAGTACCGTGCACGCAACTGCTTCAGTAGACGTGACTGTAACAGCAGGCACTTGGGAAAGAAAATCAGTGTCAGTATTCATCCCTGCATCTGAAGATGACATTGAGATTACTGCCAAAGTGACTACAACTGCGGATGCTGACCACCTGCACTTTGACTCGGCTCAGATTGAGAAGTCTTATGCAAGACCCTCAGATTACTTTGACGGAAACTACAACTCAATTGGAGCGATTTGGACTGGCACCGAAAACAACTCGGCGTCTTATTTCTACGTAAACAGAGATATAAAAGTAGACCGACTTGCAGCTACTCTGCCCAGCTATTTACCTCTGAAAAGCCCGTATGTAATTACGATTGGCGACCCAAGCGACCCAATTATCAAAGTTAAGGCGGTTTCGTAGTACACTGCTCCCATGAGCATGCTACTAACTATTGTAATTTCGGGCATGGCCGTGGGCTATGCCGTTGAGCTACTGACTTCCCTTTTGGACAGGTGGCTTTCGTCTTTCCTAATTAAAGTGACCACTACCCTTCCATTTAGTTTTTTATTTAATTGGCTACTTGGGACAATTGGTTACCCCTTGGTCGTCTCGGCGCTCGCCTCGGGATTTTTTGCTCTCACCATCATGTCGTTCGTTAATCGGCCTGTTGTTGTCAATAGCTCATTAAGGCGATAATATAACCGCCTATGTGTACCGCTGCTGAAAAGTTCTTTACCCCGCTGTCTGCGTCTGAGTATCGTCTGCTCGATGTGCTTTGTACGCTATCTGAAGGTGGGGTTGTCGAGGCCTCGATGGAAGAACTGGCTAGGTACGCACAGTGCTCTGAGGAGTCTATCCGCCGTGCGCTTCGGGGCCTAGAAGCTGCTGAACTAATCGCAACTACCCGCACAAAGCGTAACTTGGGAAAGCTCCACAAGAACGTTTACGAGCTGATTTCACCATCCCACAAAAATGTGGATGAGAAAGCTGTCATCCACAAAAATGTGGACGAGGTCATCCACAAAAATGTGGGGTCAACAGCTAGTAGTAATAGTAGTAATGACTTAGTAATAAATAGAGATAAGACTACGTCTTATCTCTTG